AACTATTTATTATGGAATTTATACAGTTAACACAAGATCAATTGAAGAATAAGTTATTTTGCACATTCTCTCCTAAAAGCAAGTTGGAAGAGGTTTTAGATACGATTAAATCCGAATATGTTATCATGTACGATAAGATATTTGTATTGGAATCTGAAGATTCTGACGAGTTTTTGTGCACCTATAATATTGAGGTTCAAAGTACCAATACAAGAGTACTTCCAAATACGATACTTTTACATAGAAAGAAGGAAACTAATACGTTATACACGATTAACAGTTTAAACCTTCTAATTAAATCCCTAAACGAGGGAATCTTAGACACGTCCTTTAGAGTAGAATGGCAAAATTACAGAAACACTGTATTGCTTACTCAAGGCGATGATCTTAGAAAACTTTCTACAAAAATCCACAAAATAGTTAACTTATAAGTTGCTAATTCGGATCTTTCTTCTTACATTTCCTTATAGAGTAAATTTTTAAACTAAAACAATAAGTTATGGCAATGGACCTATCTGCGATTAAGTCGAAACTTAGTTCGCTACAAAACCAGAAGTCAGGCGGTCAAAAAAGAGACATGTCTTTGATCTTATGGAAGCCTACACCAGGCAAACACTTCGTTCGTATCGTTCCAGCTACATGGGACAGATCAAATCCTTTTAAAGAGGTATTAGTACATTACGGTATTGGTAACCGTACAATGATTTCATTAGTTAACTTTGGTGAAAAAGATCCGATTGTTGAGTTCGCTAAGCAATTAGCTACAGCAGGCGATAAAGAAAACTGGGTTATGTCTAAGAAATTAGAACCAAAGATGCGTGTATTTGCTCCTGTCATCGTTAGAGGTGAAGAAGAGAAAGGTGTACGTTTATGGGAGTTCGGTAAGCAAGTATATGCCGAGTTATTATCATTAGCTGACGATCCAGATGTAGGTGATTACACAGATGTAATCGATGGTCGTGATATTACGATTGAAACTACTGATGCAGCAACTAATGGTACTGGTTATAATCAATCTAAAGTACGTGTTCGTACTAAAACCACTCCTCTATCAGAAGATGCTAAAGAAGTCGAGAAGTGGTTAAATACTCAACCAGAAGCATTTACTATCTTTAAGAAGTATTCTTATGACGAAATGAAAGAATCTCTGTTAAGTTGGTTACACCCTGAAGCAGCTACTGACGAACCAGCCGTACCTGCAGCACCTGTAGTAGAAGCATCAACTCCTGCTAATAAACCAGCTTCGTTTGCTTTAAATACAAAACCTAAAGCAAGTATTGACGACGAGTTTGACGAATTATTTAAATAAACAAATACATGGCAAAAGGAACTAAAGCTTCTCTTAATGAGAGTATAGCTGGTGCCCTAAAGGGTACTTTTAATCTAGATAGCTTCAAAGAAGCAAAGAACTTATCTAGTACATCGATTAAGATGAAAGAACAAAAATGGATACCTTTGTCAAAAGCCTTTCAAGACTGTTTATCTATACCTGGCATCCCACAAGGCCATATTACACTACTCCGCGGTCATTCTGACACCGGTAAAACAACAGCTCTACTAGAAGCAGCAGTAAGCGCCCAGAAAATGGGCGTCTTACCTGTTTTTATTGTTACTGAGATGAAGTGGAATTGGGAACATGCTAGGTTAATGGGATTAGAGTATGAAGAAGTAGCTGATGAGAATGGAGTAGTTAAAGATTACAAAGGATTTTTCTTGTATATTGATAGAGAAAGATTAAATAGTATTGAAGACGTAGGTGCATTTATTGCAGATTTATTAGACGAACAGAAAAACGGTAAGCTACCTTATGACTTATTATTTTTATGGGATTCAGTAGGTAGTATACCTTGCGAAATGTCTATAACATCTAATAAGAATAATAACGAGTGGAATGCAGGTGCTATGTCTAAGACATTTGGTAACTTTATTAACCAAAAAATCGTATTATCACGTAAAGAGAGTCAACCCTATACCAACTCAATGCTAGCAGTTAATAAAATCTGGGTAGCTAAAGCAGAAAACATCATGGCACAGCCTAAGATGAAAAATAAAGGGGGAGATACGATGTACTTTGATTCTTCGTTAATTGTTACTTTTGGTAATGTTACTAGTTCAGGTACAAATAAGATCAAAGCCACTAAAAACGGTAAGGATGTAGAGTTTGCAAAGCGTACTAAAGTTAGTTGTGATAAGAATCACGTTAACGATGTTACTTCTGCCGGTAGAGTTATTATGACTGCACACGGTTTTATTGACGATACTAAGCAAGCTATTGATGCTTATAAGAAAGAATACTCAAAAGGCTGGTTAAAGACTTTAGGTACCACTGACTTTGATGTAATAATAGAAACCGACGACGACAGTAAGGATATTTTTGACGCTTCAGAAGAATAATAACATGAATACAGACTATAGAAAAATGTTTACGGAAATGGAAAATGAACCGGTAACGACCCTGCATAAAGATAGCAGGGTTCTTATTGTGGATTCGTTAAATACGTTTTTACGTAGTTTTGTAGCAATACATCACGTAAATCCAGCAGGTAACCACGTAGGAGGACTAGGAGGTTTTTTAAAATCAGTCGGTGCTGTGATAAAACAAATACAACCTACAAGGGTTATTTTAGTTTTTGACGGTGTTGGTGGTTCAACAAATAAAAGATATCTTTACCCGGAGTATAAAGCTAATAGACATATTACTAAAATATCAAACTGGGATGCATTCGATAATCAAGAAGAAGAATCTGAGTCTATTACAAATCAAATCTTACGTTTAGTTTCTTATTTAAAATGTCTACCTGTTGATTTAATTGCAGTAGATAAAATTGAAGCAGATGACGTAATTGGATATCTTGCAACTAGGTTTCCCGAAAAGGTAACTATACTATCTACTGATCAAGATTACTTACAACTCGTATCAGATAAAATATCTGTTTATTCACCAGTTAAGAAGGTAATCTACGACCCGGCTAGAGTAGTAAAAGAGTACGGAATTACACCTCAAAACTTTTTAGTAGGTAAAGTTATACTAGGAGATAAAGGCGATAATGTACCCGGGGTAAAAGGTATTGGTGTAAAGACATTAATAAAGCTTTTTCCTCAATTAAAAGAAGAAGAAAAGTTTAGGTTAGTAGTTTTACTAGAACATGCTAAGCAAAATATAGCAAAAAGTAAGCATTATGGTGATATACTTAACTACAGCTACCAATTAGATATAAACAGGAAGTTAATGGATTTACATAATCCAAATATACCTCAAGAAGATAAGGTTACAATAGATCATCTATTAAATAACCCGAATAATGAATACGATCCTACTAGGTTTGTAAAGTTATATAACGAAGACTTGTTAGGTAAAACTTTACTTAGTCCTCAAATATGGTTAAGTGAAACTTTTGCAAAATTAACACAGTATAAGTTGAAAGATCAAGAATAGTTTACTACATTAAAGAATAAAGAGAATTAGTTATGGCAGTTTTAAATCAGTTGAATCAATACGGAGTAGGCTTTCAGGTAAAGGTGATGTCGAGCTTACTAAAGCATAAAGAATTTTTACAGAATATACATGATATATTAGAAGAGGAGTATTTTGATAATCCTGCACATAAATGGATTGTAGAGGAGATTTTAAAGTACCATTATAAGTACCATACTACACCTTCTTTAGACGCATTACAGGTAGAGGTTAAAAAAATTGATAATGAGGTATTAAAAGTATCTGTTATTGAGCAATTAAAAGAAGCTTATAAAGCATCTAACGAAGATCAGGAGTACGTAGAGCAGGAGTTTGCTAACTTCTGTAAAAATCAGCAGTTAAAAAAAGCATTACTATCTTCTGTTGATTTATTAGAAAAAGGACAATACGATGACATTAGATACTTAATCGATTCAGCATTAAAAGCCGGTATGGATAAAAACCTAGGTCATGAATACGAAAAAGATACTGAAACTCGTTATAGAGCAGAAGATAGAAATCCTATACCAACACCTTGGCCTCATGTTAATGACTTATTACAGGGAGGATTAGGAGCTGGTGATGTAGGAATTATTTTCGGTAATCCTGGCGGAGGTAAGAGCTGGATGCTAACTGCATTAGGTGCTATGCCTGTATCATTAGGTTATACTGTAGCTCACTATACCTTAGAATTATCAGAAGGATATATGGGTAGAAGATATGATGCTACCTTTACAGGATTAAAAGTACAAGAATTAGGTTTACACAGACAGGAAGTTAATGAAATGATTGAGAAACTTAAAGGCAAGTTGATTATTAAAGAATTCTCAATGGGTAAAGCATCTATAGCAAGCATAGAATCTCATATTCAGAAAATGACCGACCTTGGAACTCGACCAGATTTAATTATCATCGACTACGTAGATTTATTAAAATCTAAACGTAAATCTATTGATAGGAAGGATGAAATCGACGATATTTATATCTCCACTAAGGCCTTAGCAAGGGACCTCAAACTTCCAATTTGGACTGTATCTCAGGTTAATAGAGCAGGTGCAAAAGACGATGTAATTGAAGGAGATAAAGCAGCAGGTTCGTATAATAAAGTTATGATTGCCGATTTTGCAATGTCTCTATCGAGAAAGCGTCTAGATAAGATGAACGGTACTGGAAGAGCACATATTATGAAGAATCGATATGGCGGTGATGGAATGACCTACCCGATGAAAATTAACACTGAAAACGGTAATATAGAGATTTTAAATAGAGAGATGGAAGAAGGGGAATTTACGGTAGAAAATGGTACTCAAGGACCTAAGGCTCCTACTACTAATTTTAGCGCAGAAGAGAGAAATTATTTACAGCAAAGATTCTTTGAATTAGGGAAATAATGCTATTTATTACTACAAAAGGTATTTTATATGAGTTTAACTGCATTATACAACGAAAAAAAGACAGCACTTGCACCTCCCGTAAATCAAGAGACTTATAATGAGTTTGTTTTTGAGATGGAGAAAAATGGCACTAACGATTTAGTAGAGAGAAATATGGTAGATCCTACCTTTAGACCTCCTACTGCTGCTAATTCATACCTTGAGACAGTCTTCCAAGACGGTCTAAACAAAAACCTGTAAATTTAACTAATTAGGTTATAGACTTAACGGTGGTGTTAAAGCCCCGAATGAAAAACGTATCTTTAATATTATAAAAAACGACGAAAAAATGGACATTTCACAGAGCATTTTAAGTGACATTACGGTATATATGAAATATGCCAAATTTAATCCCGAAGTACAGAGAAGGGAGACATGGAAAGAGTTAGTA